AACCATGGCAGGCCCTTTGCCAGCAGCTCGCGCGGGTCGGCAAAGTAGCGGTCAAACTGGCTGAGCTGCCAATGCGCCACCATCCACGGCAACATACTGTCGTTCTGACGGTGTGCGCCAGGCTCCGCTTGATCAGCCAAGCCGTCCCATTGAGGCACGGCCGCATCAAATGAACGCTCCAGCTGGGTGGCATTTGGCGGAAGAATGCTGCGGCGTTGCGTCATCCCACAGCCCCCACATCAATGAGCATCACCTCCCCCAGGGCTGGGTACTTCCCAACTTCGATCAGCGTGTTGGCCTCTGGTCTGTCGGCTACAGGAAATTCCACCGCATGCACACCATCAGCCTGCAGCAACGCTGTGATGTAGGAACGTGCCACGCTTTCACTCATGATGGCCATATCCGCAAATGCTTTCTCCAGACGTTGCTGGAGCATGCCAAGCAAGCTGGCCGGTGCAGACCTACGGCGCGTAATGTTCGCCTTGATGTTGATGAGCTTGGGCACGGCAACGGATACCGTCATTGACACCCCCAACATACGGGCGCTGTCGGCATTCAGCGCGGCATCAACCAAGGTTCGCACAGCCTGTGCCTGGGATTGATCCCAAACCCACAGCATGACAACCACCTTGCCTGCAATGGGCGACGATGCACGCGCCTGGCGCACCTGATTGGACGCAGCCAATGCAGTGAATTCGTAGTGTTCTCGCGTCCCCTGGCCAGCCAGTGCTGCAATACGCAGGCCCAGCCGCACGCGCAGGCGCTCGTCTGTTTCCTCTGGCAGTCGCGTTACGCCAAAGTCCCCTGCCAGGTAGTCCAGGTCTGTCCCCAGCGCAAATGGTTGCAGGTGCGCGCGGGCCGCATCGTTGACACGGGCCCGGTAGAGCATTTCCCGATAGGAATGGGCCTGCAGCACTTTGGCGGCGGGCTCCGACTCCAGCTGCAGCACTTCGTCAATATCTGGCTGATGCGGGCGCTGCAGATCTGCAAACGTGTCGCGGCTTTGATTGAAGATGTTTTCAAAGGACAGCTCTTCAACCACCTGTGGCAACGGCAATGCGCTAGTCATTGTCCACCCCCTACTGTGACGGCCAAACGAACAGGACGGGCTTTGCGCGCATAGCTGTCAAGCATGTCGCCGGTTACCAAATACACCACGGCACCAGGCTTGGCCGGGTCGCGTGTTGGCTGCAAGCGCGCAGCCTGCAACCTGGGCTCCCATCGCATCAAGGCAGCGGCACCACTGGCAATCGAGCGGATTTGCGTTGCCGCGTTGTCTGGCTGGTCGAGCAGTGCGAAAGCCAGGCAACCGTAATCACGCCGCATGGCACGGCTGCCGATAGGCGTTGTCAGGATATCGGCCACGGACTGCTGCAGGTGCTGCAGGCGCCCGATGCGTCGGCCACTGTTGCGGTTCATCATTTCGGCTCCAGCGTCAGTGCTGGCCCTTGGATGACGCCAGGGTGCTTATGGTGGGCGCTGCTGATGCCTTGCACCATCACATCCACATTCGATGTAATCAGGTCATCAGAGATATTCAGTCGGGCTCCACCCACAGCTATGTCGATAGCTTCCTCAGCAATCGTGATGCTCGCGGGTCCAATACTCAGTTTCAGAGCCCCATCCTCGTAGCGCAGAAAGTGCGTGTTGGACTGGTTGAGCTTGATGTGTGGCGGCCCGTCGCTGGGTTGCGGCATGGCGTTGCTGTGGATGCCAAGCAGCGCAATGCCCTGCCCCAGATCGCCACCCACGCCTAAGACAATGCCTTGCTCGCCCACTTCCGGCAGGCGGTAGGCGCTGAACACGGCTCCTGCAGCCCAGCCAACAGGCTTGAGCCAATCGGTGGTGTTGTCACCGCATTGCATGCGCACTGCCAGCGGCTTGGCACGCACTTCCGCAACCGTGCCAACTTGCACCAGGTTCTGGATCAGTCGGGCAAGCTCATATGGGCTTTCTTGTTGGGAGGTTTGTTCGGGCATGCGGCCATGTTGCCGCTGCGCGCGCGCGGAAGCCAGCAGTGCGTGCTGTGGCTACAACTGGCACATTTTTAGCCGTGCAGGTGCTGCAGGATGATGTCGCGGATCTGGTCTGCGTCCGCTGCCGATATACCAAGCAATGGGCGCGATGGATAGCGGTAGGTTGGGCCGCCTGGCTTCACTTCATCCTTGAGCCCATCGTGGTGTACTGCTGCGATCCGCGCCGCACGGGCTGCAAACTCCACCGTCGCCCTGTCTGCAGTGCCCTTTGCCTTGAGCCACTTTGCGCGGCGCAGCTTCTCAAACATCGGCCGGGCTGACTTCTTGCGCAGCGCGGCTGCCCGTGCCTGGTTGCCCAGACCATCCCCCTGCGGTTTACGCTTGGTCCAAGGTTCACCATCGGGGCTTGTTTGTGCCTTCATTCGCCCGGTATTGCTTGCGCGCAGGTGCCGGGCAATGTCCAGCGTCAGGCGCCGGCGGTTGGCGGCGTCCATTTTGCGCAGCATGTCGCCGCACCAGGTTTCCAGCTGCTGCAGATCTGCCATGGCTACATGTCAAACCGTTTGATGCGGCCGGGTGCTGGAATGTCCCATTCGCTGATTTTGGTGTCTTTCAGCCACAGCTCCCAATGCTCATCAATGCAGGGCGTGGAGACGTGGCAGGGCTCGCGCAGGTGTTCGGTGGTGAAGCGCTTGGGATGCTTGGGATCTTCTTTGACCAACACAGACTCGCGCAGGGGAATGTCGATCCCCAAATCGTAGCTGTCAGCGGTGACTGGGTTCACCCAAAATTTCAAGGCGCTTTTGCGCTTGGTCGGGTTGTCCAGCAAATCCGACTGGTGAACCATCAGCCAAGCGAGCAGCGGCACCATCAAGGCATCCACATGGACTTTGGCGGGCCAGTTCAACACCGATATTTCCGCGTTGTATACGTAGGCGAAACTGAGGCTATCCCCGTAGGCTGCATCAAGGTGGCCATCGGTGGCCTGAATTATCAAATTCTCCGGGTTGGCCTTCACCTGTTTGGGAAGGCTGGCATTGAGCAGCTTGCCCAGGCTTTCTAGCTTGTACATGGCTACTCCTTTGGTGGGCCGGCGTTGATCATGTCGGCTACGGTTTGGTAGGCTCTTTCGCAGGCCAGGCCTCGGACGCGGCATTGGTCAGCCTGGCCCGCGTAGATTCCCGCTCTTTCATCAAGTCTTGCGTGCAGGTCGGCAAACACTCCGATGGCGGCGGCAGTTGCTTGGCGCTCGCCGTCAGTGCTGGCACGCCGGGCCACACCTTGCCAATAACCGATGCTGTCGGCGTAGGTGCGCTGGTCGAGCAGGCGGCTAGCGCGCTCGCGGCCAGCAAGATCAGAGAGCGTTTCAAGCTTTGCATTGGTTTCCCCTTCTTGCGTTTGAATCTGTTGTGCGAGCGTGCGGTTTGCTGTGTCCACAGCAGAGCGATAGCGGTCGAGCGCCTCGTAGGCCTTGGTATTGGCCTGCGCGATGCCGGTCAGCGTGTCAGCGTGCTGCACACGCAGCTTGTTGATGCGGTTTTGCTGCAACAGGCCCACCAGCACCGAAAGCACAGCCAGCGCTACCAACGCGACCAGGAAGAGATCCGTCAACCCGCATTGTTTCTTCATGGCTTGAGGTCTTTCAGGCACATGGCCATCTCACGATCACGGCGCAAGGCCAGGCCGCGCAGCTTGCGCCCCTTGGCCGATGCCCAGGCGGGCAGCTGGCGGCAGGCTGCTGCCACATCGCCGCCGCGCAGCAGGCGCAGCATGGTGCTGTGGTTGCCGTTTTTCAGGTAGACAAAGCCATCCTTCACATCTGGCGCGCCCGGGCCGGTGTTGTAGATGAATGAGAGGAATGCAGCCACGCTGGTGTCTGGCATGCCGTTGCGTACCTCGGCGGGCACCCAGCGCTCAAACAGCTGCCAGGCCTCCTGTATGCCCTGCAGGGTAAGTGCATCGCACTCGGCATGGGTTGCCACATCGCCCAGCTTTACACCGCGCGTCCATCCCTCGCAAATAGTGGGGATGGCCACCGGGTCGAGGTAGGCCGGCAGCACCCGGCCTTAGTCCACCGGCAAGGTGGTGAGCAGGATGGCAGCGACACCACCAGCCACCGCCGTGGCGCCCCTGGCAACGATGGTGGTCTTAGGTACGTATGGCAGCGGTCTAGTCATCGGACAGCGCTCCAAAGTCGGTAGAGGCATTGCCGGGGTGGCGCTGAATCTGAATCGCACGCTCGCGCCAGTTATGGCCGAAGGTGCTCACCATCTTTTCTTCGCCGTGCTTCTCCAGCATTTCCATCACCCAGGCCATGCGGTTGCGTTCTTCAGCCCGGTCGCTGCGGCGCTTCTCCGCCTGCTTGGCTTTCACGCCTTGGCGCTGCGCCCAGATGGAAACCAGGCCGGTGGCCACCGTCATAGCTGCGCCGATAATCAAAAGCACTGTGTCCACCGTGATAGTTGGAAACCACGCCGGCACCACATTGGCGTCGGTCGCGGCCTTCGCCGCACCACCCGCAGTCGTGAGGCTGCCAAAAACATAGGTTGCGCCTGCGCTGATGCGCCCGACAACAAAGGTGCGGCTTTCAACCCAAAGGGCCTTGATGTTCATTTCTTGGGCCCCTTCCAGCTCCATGCCGTCCATGTGCAGGTGGCAAAACGGTCGATGGTGTTGGCGTTCAGCACCTCAAAGCCGTAGTTCTCGGTCTTGGTGCCGCCCCACAGCTTGCTGGTGCGCACCACCTGCCAGACTCCACCGGCGCAGGCCACGCGGATGCCCATCACCTGGCGGCCGATATCGGGGTTGCCCCATTCGCCATCCAGCACCGGCAGCCCGTCGCGATAGGCGATGTTCTGCAGGGGCATGCCCCACTTCTTGGCAAGCCACCCGCACCGGTTGCGAATGCCGTTGAAGTTCCAGCGCGGCAAGAAGCTGCGCGGGCTGTACGGGGGCCAGTAGCTCACATGCTGGCCATCCTCGTGCACCACATCTTCATCAGGCGCCGGCATGCGCACATGCCGCCCATCAATCAGCGCCCAGTCAGAGCGGTCGCCATTGATGCTGATGTTGTTGTCGTACCAGCGCAGCCAGCGCGGCAGCTGCTCGGCCTTGCGGGGCAGCAGTGCTGCGATGAACGCCCAGACGATGGGCGCGGTCAGGCCCAGCCAAAAGCGGATCAACGCTGGTTTGCGCGCACTTTGCAGGCTGGCCAGCGCCTGGGCGTGCAGCTCAGCGGGCACACCGGCTTCGGTCAAATAGGTATGCAGCTTGTTCATTGCGATCAGTCCCACAGGTAAACGGTTTCTTTGCTCGGTTCCTGCCCCTTAACCAGCCGCACAGGCTGGCCCATCGGCAGGGGGCCAAGCCGGGGTTGGCGGCCAATGTGGCTTCAACGTGGCCCGCTGTGGCACCCAGCTTGCGAAGCGCCAGGGCATCAAGCATTTCGTTCTGCCGGGCCCTCGTAGCCAATCCGCGTTGCGTGGTCATATCAGCTCCACAATCGTGCGGCGCCGCTCCTGCAGATCAGCCAGGGCCCAACGCACCTCACGCCAGAATTCGTCTATACGCACCATGAGCGCAGCCTTCACCCGGGCCTCTTTTCCAACACCATCAGGCATGGTGCTGACGTCTCGGTACTCTGCGGCCACCTTGGCCAGCACAGTTGCCGCCACCGCTCGCCGGTAGTGGCGCAGCTTGGCGGGTTCACCGTCAACGCGGGTCGCTGGCACCTCGGCCAGGCTGGCAAAACCCAGCGCTCGCTGCGCACCTTGCCAGTCGGACAGGCGTTCATTGATCTCCACCATGGCGTCCAGCACTTCACGGCGCAAACGCTCATCGCTCACCGTGCTGTCAAAACGCCATTCCCTTTTGATCTGCTCCAGATCGATGGCCGGAAACCAGCCGTCATTGGCGACGGGCGCGGCATCGGGAATATCCGGCGGGTTCGCAGTGTGGTGCTGTGCAACAAGCATGAGGGCCACTCGGTTGTAAGGTGTGGCGGTGGCCCAGGACGCTGGCAGGCAAATCAATGCTGCTTTGTCCTGGGGCCGCCACGGGTGCGGGGTACGCTCGGTTATGAGGCCTGGTGCGCGTCAGGCTTTTTGCCGTTGACACGCGATTCCAAACGCTCAATGTCTTTTTTCACGCCGATGCCGGCGAACAGTTCCATCGCTCGCCGCAGAAGCGGCAGGGCCTGCTGCGCCACAGCAACGGGGACTGTCTTGTGGTATTCGCTGGGCTGGCTTGTCCGGCCCAGCAGTGCATATGCGCCCGCCTTGTAGAGCTTGGCTTTGGCCTGGTCGTGGCTGTCGAGCTGCTCAGTCATCTGCAACACGGTGCCCGCCACCTGCATTGCCTCATCGCCCTTGAGCGTGCCCAGCAAGATGGCCTCGCTGATTTCGTCTTGCAGCAGCGTGGGCAGATTGCGCTTGTACTGGTCTGGCAGCGGCAGGTTATGGCGCAGCGCGTAGTCGGCCAATTCAATGGCACGCAGGTAGTTGCCCGCGTCAATGTTCCAAACCAGCGCCGTCATCAGCACTTCATTGGGCTGTCCACCATCGGTGGCCAAGACGGTGTTGATGTACGGATCCAGCTCAGGCAGCATGCTGCGCTTAAGCACCGCCTTGCCTTCCGTGCTTTGCACATCTTTCAAGCGCTTTTTGAACTCATAGAGCTGGGCCATGTTCAGCTCAAAAGCCTCGCCCCGTGTGGCGCCAAATTCGCTTTCGGCAGCCGCGCGCCGTTCTTCCTTTTCCGTCAGCACGCGCAGTCTGTGTCGTTGGGCTGGTGATAGTGGCATGTTGATATTCCCCCGCTTGCCTGGTGACAGCCGGCCGCCGGAGCCCGGCGGCCAGCGTACAACTGGTTTTACAGTTCCATCTCGATGTTTTCGGCCTGGGCCACCTTGCCGAATTCTTCGACCACATAGGCGTCGTTGGACGATTCGTAGGTTTCCACGCGGTCTTTTTCGGGCTTCTCCTGCACATGCATGCGGCGGGCTTGTTTTTGCCAGTAGATCGACAGGTTTTTGAAGCTGGTGATCATCAGCCCCTTGGCAGGGAAGAAGGGAACGGCCACCGCCTGCATGTTGGCAACGCGCGCTTGGCTCACCACCAAGCCTGCGGCCAGCATCTCAGTGGGAGCGCTCTGGCCATCCACGATGGGAAACAGCTTGCTGTGCATGAGGTCGCGCCCCAGGATCACCACCAAGTCGGGCGCACCGACGTGCCAGGGATCGAGCAGTGTGTTGGCCAGGTCATACACCAATCCGTCGAGCGTCTTGAAGTCGCTGCCGACACCGCCCACCTTGATCTTTCCAGAGCCTGTGGCGCCTTCGTTCAAAACACGTTCCGGTGCAAACTCGCGAACCAGTTGCAGCCATCCCTTGTTAACGTCCTGCAGCAATGGGTTGGCCTCCAAATCGGTATCTTCTGCAGCGTGGGTGCCGTTGAAGCCGATCATTTGTCGGTCGAGTGCGCAACGCTCAAATCGCATATCGCTCACCATTGAAGCGAACTCGGGGAAGGCCGCCCACATGTCCAGCTTTTCATAGCGGATGTGGGTGTCGAAGTTGGTCTGCGAACACAGGTAGTTTTGGCCGTCCAGCACAGACACGTCTTTGGTCTTGCGGCTCTTGTCACCCTTGGTGTTGGTGCGGCTGGCAATAGGCCCTGTCATACCCAGGCCCAGCTTTTGCCCCATCTGTTGGGTGACAGGCACCACGTTGATGCGCTTGAGGAATGCGCTCGATTCCTGGATCTTCTTTTCCAGCTTTTGCTGCACAGAAGGCGTCACGTTGAATTTCTTCGCCACATCCACGCCACCATTGGCACGTGCCAAGCCAGCGGTGTAGGCGTTCCAGCGCTCACGGGTCAGGTTTTCCATTTCTATTCCCTTCCAAAAATTGTCAGTTCGTCCAGCCGTGCTTAGCAGTCGGCGGCGTCGTTGTTGTTGCCCGAAGCGTTGGGCCGCTCATTGGTGCTGTCGGGCTCGCCTTCCAGCTTGGTGCGGAACTCCTGCATATCGGTGCCCTGCTTTTCCAACGCGTCCAGACGTTTGGCCAGCTTGGCGTAGTCCTTGCTGAACTTGGTGTTCTTCTCTTCCAGATCGTCCACCTGGTCTTGCAGCACTTCGATGGTGTCGCCCATGGCCTCGATCACCTTGAAAGCCTGGCCGCTGTCGCTTTCATTGCGAGCGAACCGCTTCATCAGGCGAGACAGCAGGCCTTGCGACTCAGCGCGCGCCGCTTTCGCATCAGCACGGTCGTCGCCGTCGTCGTCTTCTTCTTCCGCGCTGAATTCCATCGTGGTTTCCAGGAATTCGGTGCTGAATTTATGTTGGTCGCGCTTGGCGCTGAACTTGAGCACTTCGGTGCCCAAGCTGGCGGGGTCGTCAGTGACGGCCAGGCCGGTCACATAGGCTTCGCCGGTGTCGGCAAATTTCGGCTCGATTTCGATGCTGGAATAGATCTTCTTGCCGCGCTTGTTCAGCTCCACCAGTTCGGGCAGTGGTTTGATGGCAGCAAAGAGGGCCATCTTCCCGGCCAACTTGCCCTCCTTGATCTCTTCTGCCTTGAGCGCAACCACGTCGCCCTGGGCACTGAATGGGCTGTCAGACCATTTGCTGCGCATGTGTTCAACCCACACCCGCGCGCCGCGAACATCGGCATCGAAGTTGTTGGCAGCTTCGGTCAGCCAGGACCGTTGAATGGTGCGGCCATCCACCGTCGCGCCTTCAACGGCAACGCGGAAAAACTTTGGTGCCTGTACGGCGGAATGTTTGCGGCTCATGTGCGGCTTTCGCGGTGTTGAGTTGATCTACCGCTTATGTTCCGCTCCCCCTGTTTTTGTAGCAATGAGCGCGCACTGTGGCTAGCGCTCCGACAATTTCCAATGGGTGATTTCCGCGCGCGCGCGGCACACACTGGCATGCATGAAGAAAGCGCCCGCGAAGGCCAGCCCTGCCCGCCGAAGCCCGGCCCAGAAGGCGGTCACCAAACATGCCAAAAGCCGCGATCAGGTGGCCAAGGAGATGGGCTTTGACCCGTTTGCCGATATCACTGCCCGTGCCGATGCGGCGGCGGCGGCGCC